GCCCACCTGAGCCCTGGCAATCGTGGCAGTCCACGATGCTGGTGGTGGTACCGTACTCGTCATCGTCTACCTCCCGCCACCCCTGCCCGTCACAGGTATCGCAGGCGAGAAACACGGTGAGGTGAGCTGCCAGGTCGGCAACCTCGTCCGGGGTCATCTCGTAACCCTGCCTGGCCTCGAGCCGGGCGGCATCAAGTGCCTCGGCGGGCGTCTTGCCCTCGCCCCAGGTGTCCGGTCCCCAGACTGCAAGGTATCGTGATTCGGTCTGTGCTTTGTTCTTCATCGTGGCCTCCATATACACACTGTAATCTACTGGTCACGGAGGTGTCAAGTACCCCGGCAGGGAAATCGACAATGGCCTGTCGATTCTGATACTGTGACCGGTAAGCACTCGCACCCGGTCCTTACGGACCTGGTTGGCAGAGGCAGACCAGAAGGAGCCCCACGATGACCCCAGACGCCCCTAGAGCCACGAAATGGGTAGGAGAGTACCTGACCAACCTGGTGGAGTTCGCCGGCCTCACAGGCTTGATAGTGGGCTCCCTGGTGGGTGTAGGCTGGCTTACGGTTACACTGGTCAGGTATGCCTGGCAGCACCCGCTGTTTTAGAGCACCGGACAGACCCCTAGCTCTAGCCTCTGGTGCGAGCTGGGGCGGCGGGGTGCTTCCCCGCCCGGTCCAATGCGGAGTCAACCGCTGGTGGCCACCCCGGGCCGTCCGGGGCAAGAGTGACCATATCACACATGCGCAGTGGTTATATTATATATACGCGTTGAGTGCCAAATTGGCACAGGAGTGACAAAATGGCACAGACGTTCACTGGCCGGCAGGTAGCCCGGGCACTTGGGGTGGATGAAAAGACGGTAAGGATATGGATATCGAAGGGGTGGCTGACGGCATCCAGGCCCAGCCCGAAGCGGTATCGGATCAAGTGGAGCAGCCTTAGAAAGGCGTTGAAGCATCCTGGGATTGCGGAACTGGTGCAACGTAGTGTATTCTCTGCCCGTGAGGTATCAGGTGAGTAGCACAAGGCGGGCAGGGGTCCGCTGTTTAACTCGAAATGCCCCTACTGCTCTACCTCATGGGCAAGCACACACCTCAGACGATAAGAGTGGGTCACCGGAGTTGAGACTGGGTTCTCCGGCGGTGGTGTGCGGCATCCTGGCAATAGAGGGCCAGGTCCCGCCCCGAAACGAGAGTCAGAGCACGGCGACTGAATACTAACCAGGCCGCCGGCGTAGCAGCTCTCTACATACGAATCCGAGACACTGCCCTAATCGCTCCAAGGAGGTTAGAGGTTAGAAGAACCCGGGTGTATCCTGAGCATCAGTGACCATCACAAGGTGCTATATCTGCGACAGAGGAACGAACCAGTACACTGCGCACGGAGTGCCAGTGTGCGAGAATTGTCAAAGGGCGCAATGGGGAGAAAAGAAAGACAAGAAGCAGAGCGCATCCTCAGGGAACGGGTAGAGATTACCCATCTTGCCGGCCAGGTGGCAGCGGCGGAACACATCCGCAAGATTCAGGACAGCGAGGAGGGTGACCGCCCACACAGTGAGCGCACCATCCGGGACGAAGCCAATCTCAAGGTGTTCCTTGGGCTCGGCGCAGAGATACGTTCTCAGATCAAAGCGTCCGCCCCGGGTACCACTATCAACATCTTGCAGGAGGATGCCCGCCTGTCTGATCCAGACTTCTGGCGTGAGTTGCTCGGGATTCCCGAATTGCGAACGATGATAGAGCAAGCGTTGAAGGAGCAGCCCAGGCTCATCGAGGCAGATGAGTCTGGCGGATAGGCTCCAGCGCAGCGGGCAGCGCCTCGGGTTCGGCGCGGACAAGCTGTGCTTCGGCCCCCAGCTAGCCTTCGTCCGCAGTGACAGTAAGCGCAAGGTGGCCCGGTGCTCACGCCGTGCCGGCAAGACCACCGGCGTTGCTATCTCGCTGCTCGAGCAGGCAATACGGGCGCCCCATGCCAACCAGGTGTACGTCACTATCAGCCTGAAGAACGCAAAGCGCCTGGTGTGGCCTGTGGTCAAGCGTCTCAATGACCATTACAAACTAGGAGGCATTGCCAACGACACGGAGGGGTTCATGCGTTTCCCCGACCTGCCCAATGACCCGCATATCTTCCTGGGCGGGGCCAAGGACCGGGGCGAGATAGAGAAGCTCCGTGGCTACGAAGGCGGAGCCAAGCGGGCAATCATCGATGAGGCTCAATCAATGCGCACCACCTTGCTGCAGGAGCTGATTGATGACGTACTTGAGCCGGCACTATTCGACTATGACGGGGAGTTGGACGTCATCGGCACACCAGGGCCCATCCGTGCTGGCTACTTCTGGGACATAGACCAAGGTGACCAGGCCACGGCATGGGAGCACTTCTTCTGGACGATGCGGGAGAACCCGTTTCTCAAGATGAAGTCAGGCAAGGACCCCGAGACAATCCTCGCCGAGTTGCGAGCCCGGCGTGGCTGGTCGGTGGACAATGCCAGCTATCGCAGGGAATACCTCGGTGAGTGGGTTGACGACGTGTCTGCCCTGGTTCTGCACTATGACAAGTACAGAAACGGGTACGAGTCTGCTCAGCCTGATACCTATGTAATAGGGGTAGACATCGGGCACGATGATGCTGACGCCATCGCAGTGCTAGGGTGGAGCAAGGAAGATCCAAACCTCTATCTCATCGATGAGCACCTACGGCGCGGGGCATCGGTGTCCGATCTGGCAGAGCGCATCACCGCAGCAGCAGCCAAGTACAAGCCTATCAAGATAGTGGCGGACTTCGGTGGTCTGGGTAAGAAGATTGGCGAGGAACTAACCCGTCGCTTCGGCATCCAGGTCGAAGCTGCCGAGAAGCAGCGCAAGGTGGAGCACGTTGCTCTGCTCAATGACTCACTCATCACCGGCAAGTTCAAGGCCAAGACGGGGAGCGCCTTTGCACAGGACTGCCACCTGGTCCAGTGGGACGGTGATGCCCGGTCACGGGGCACGCTCAAGATTGCCGATGAGCCTCACTCGGATATCGTTGACGCCGTGCTCTACGCTTACCGCGCCTGCCAGCATTACTTCTACGAGGCGCCGGCTCCCGCTGCCGGCCCGGAGCATGACCCGTTCGAGGAGCGCGAGCTGGAGCGCATCGAGCGGGAAGCGGAGCGCCCATGGTATGAGGCAATGTGATCCCGCTCCGCCCTGCCGTAGAGACTGACCTGGGGCTCATCTTCTCGTCATGGCTCAAGTCATACTGGGCCACCAGGCCACCGGAGATGACCGCTGTGGCGTCCGGTCTATACTTCAGCGACCAGGGGCACCACGGCGTGATAGAGCGCATCCTGGGACGCACTGGAGCCATCGTGGCCCACGTCCCCGATGACCCGGACACCATCATGGGCTGGGCCTGCATCGAGGATGACTGCCTGCATTATGTCTACGTCCGGGAGATATGGCGCCGCAAGGGCGTGGCAAAGGCACTGGTGGGAGCTGTGCCCGTGGCCACCGTAAGCCACCTCACGCCAGAGATAGCCAGGCTGGGTGCGTTCAGGTATGACCCCTATCGCAGATAGCGCCATATGTGACAATATAGGTATGGCAGTTGCCATATATGTGCTATTAGTGGTCCCTGGATGACGGATTTGAGCATTTCGGACATTCTCAAGCTGGCGCGGGAGCTGCGTAAGCTAGGGGTGGAGGAGTTCGAGGGGTTGGGTTGCCGGCTGCACATCCGGCATGTGGAGCCGGTGAAGCGCAAGCGTAAGCCACCGCCCGATATGATGGTGGACGAGGAGCGGGACGATCCCACCACGGGCATGGGTGGACCATACGAGGAGCTAGGACGCGTCCTGTGGCCCAAGGGGATACCCCGCAAGATTGGCTCTGATACTGACGGTGGTGGCTAGTGGCTGATATTCGCAAGATAAGCCTGACGGGCCGGCGGGACACCTCGACGGGTGTGGACCCACGGTGGTGGAACAGTGACGAGCCTTATCAGGCGGTGGTTCAGATCGCCAAGAACATCGAGGCTAACCAGGGTGACCGGCGCTATCGGGACCTCATCCACGCCAGTCTTTATGCCAATCAGCCGCTGGACACGCTCTACCAACTCGGCACGGTCAGGAGTCCCGGCGGGTGGTGGGACCCGTGGGGATTAGGTCAGCGTCTGACATGGAACATCGTGCAGATTCTCATTGATACGGCATCGGCCAAGATATCCAAGAACAAGCCCCGGATCATGTTTCTCACCAGTGACGGTGACCACACCATGCAGCTGCGTGCCAAGGGGTTGACAAGGTTCCTGGATGGGCTTTTTGATGCCGCCAAGGTTTATGACGAGGGGCAGAAAGCCTTTGTTGACGGATGTGTGTTTGATGCCGGCATCGTCAAGGTGTTCGCGGAGGACGATGAGATCAAGGTGGAGCGCGTCCTGCCGGCAGAGATTCTCATCAACGATATGCAGGGCATCTACGGTCAGCACCGGGAGATGTACCAGCGCAAGTTCATCCACCGTGATGTGCTACTGGAGCAGTACGGTGATGACGCTGACGGCAAGGCGGCAATTGAGACAGCGGCGGGGCTAGACCCGACTAACCGGTGGGGCGCCACCGATATGATTACCGTCTACGAGGGCTGGCATATCGGCACGGGCGACAAGCCCGGCAAACACGTCATCTGCATTGAGAACGCTACGCTGTTCCAGGAGGACTGGAGCAAGAAGCGATTTCCCTTCGCCTGGTTCCGCTGGAATCCCCGCCTGGTGGGGGTCTGGGGTAAGGGGCTTGCCGAGGACCTGTCGGGGCTGCAACTCGAGATTACGAAGCTGTTGAACCGCATCCAGCAGGCGCAGCACCTG